TTTTGCCATTCAAAATCATTAGCCCAAGCAATTAACATTTCTGGATCAGTTGTTACGTCTAATTCGATATGCTGACCGTATTGTGTAAGTCTATGTATCATTTCTTTTTCCCTATAACCATAAATCGTTTGTACTTAGGTAATTGAATCTCATCTTTTACTTCTATCTCCAACATACTTTTCCTTGCAAATTGATCTAAACTGTCATAGCAATTAACATGCTCTTCTAATTCGTAGTAATCATTACTTTGCACAATAACCTGTGCGGAATCTGGTACATTGTTTAACCATTGTTTGTATTTTTTATGAGTAATGTGTTCGCAACTTGTGTTGATAACAATATAAGGCTCTGTTTCATATTTGTAATCTACCATATCACAAGTCACTGCTTCAAACTTACCTTCCATTTCGTATCTCTTGTTTACTGTAGTTGCAATTTCCTTGCATACAGGATCAACATCAACACTTATAATTTTTTTAACACCTACTTCGCTGTTGAATAGCATACTTGCCAGTAATCCGTTCCAGCCTCCGTGTATAACTATTTCAGCATTACGTATTAATTTGTTCTTTTCTGAGATAGTATTAATCAACCATAACTTAGATTGTATTTGACCACCCCAAAAAGTTTCTAATGTACGATCTTTATCTTCGCTATTGCGAATTGCGTCCATCCAGAACTTAATATCTTGAATATCAATTTTCATTTCTAATCTTCTTATTATATTTAACTGCTTCTTGAAGCAATGTAAATTCAGCATTGTACCCTTGTGCTTGGTGTATTAGTGCATCTACGTCCTTAGGAAAGCAATGGCCGCCAAACCCACGCTTTTCTGTTACATTTGAATGGCTATGTCCTATGCGTTCGTCCTCTGCAACAAATTTTCGTACTTGTTCGGGACTAACTCCTGCACTATTACAAAGATCTTCTAATTGATTAAAGAACGATACTTTTAATGCAAGGAAACTGTTACGTGCATACTTGGCTAATATTAATTCTTCTGGATCTGCTGGCTTTACCGTTATAGTTCCAAGTAGTTCTACAAAAAAGCCTGCCCAGAAGTGTGTACTGTCACCACCTAACAACACAGTCTTTGTATTTGCAAAGTCTATTACTGCTGTTTCGGCACGTAAGAACTCTGGACTGAATGTTAACTGCTTTTCAGGAAATGTATCTCGTAGCATACGCCAACCTTCAAGACTTATTGTACTCTTAATTAAAATAGGGACATCTGGTGCTTCCTGAATAACTTCAAATACGTTATTCATGTCACAACTCCCATCAGATCGTCGTGGCGTACTTACACAAACAATAATTGCTTGTGCATTTCGTAAATCATCGTAATGGCCAAACTTATGATCGCTGATTAAAACTGTATTTTTGTTTTTCATACACTCAGCAATGGCTTTGCCTACGTAACCGTATCCTGCTATTCCTACGTTCATAATTTCCTCTTTGGTATTTTGCTATCTGCACTGCTTACACACGTTGGTGTAATACAAAGCATTGGTTTATCAAACAATCTAAATCCATCTTGTAACGTGCCTAAAGGTTGATCATGACAACTGTAACTACGTTTAACTTCGTTGTTTCTAATTATGCAACTTTGATATCCGCTGTTACATTCCCAACCTTTAAATTTATTAAATCCGTAAGCATTTAGGCGTTCTGCTTGGTCAATACTATATTCTATTCCATTAACATCCGTAAGCGAGACTTGGTGGACTGATTGTTCGCTTTCGGTACGCAATATTTCTTTTTGTTCCTCTGTGTAACCACTGACCACAAACGATGCAGTTGGATCACTTTGCGGTTTAAGAGTGACGTGTAAGCCTCTATCAATAAATCTTTTACTTCTGGCATAATATTCCTCCCATAGTTCGGGTACCATAACTTGATTAATAGTTACAAGTACACCTTCATCTTGGAGATACAAAAGTTTATCTCCGAATTCTTTTTCATCTGCAAATTCTGCATGAAAACTTGCTGTAATACTTCTTCTGTCCATAACATCTGTAACATCTAAAAACTTTTTCCACCATTTCTTTGCTGGACTACAATTACTTGTCATGTGTATGCTTAGGTATTCGCTTTCATAATCCTCATAGTGATTAACTAAATCTAAAAAGCCTTTGTATGCTGTAGGCTCGCCACCACTAAAACTAAAATGAAATTTATCGAAGCCATTTGCTTTTGCTTGTTTCTTGATTTCATCAATAGATGTTTTATAAACTTCTAATTCCTGATAGTCTGGCTTGTCGGTGTTAGCGTAAGGCCAACAGTAACTACACTTGTAATTACAGAACCTGCCAAGGATCCAACTAACGCTGAATAGATTAGTATCTAACATTGTTTTCTGTCCGAGACTTACTATGTCTTTAAATGGAATCTTTGTATTCGTCATACTGCTCCTTTAACCATTCAAAGTCATTTATTTTATATAAAATTTCTTTATCATCTTTGTGTGCTGTACCAAAGTGTTTTCCTACTTGGGCACCGTGAATAGCATACTTGCCAAACTCGTTGTTGGCACCTACTGTACACCATGTTGTTAATCGTTGTTCTGTTTCTTCGTCTACTTGACCTGGTATAGTTTTACTTGCTAATTTTACGCATTCTCTAAATGCACCTCTCCATGTACTAAGAGCATCTGTGTTAAATGCAGTTATGCAACTTACTTCTGGCATTGCTTTAAACTTATCACTAATACTTGTAGTCATGTCGGGTATAGAGATGTCCATGTTCAGTGTGAGTGATCGTGGTAGTAACTTTACACCTCCATACCCGTATTCCAAGTTATTAATCGGATTTATACTTCGCCATACATGTACTGTTTCTAAATCCCACTCGGAAACCTCGTAATCAAATTCAAAGCCTCTTGATAATTCTGCATCACCATCTACAACCCAGAACATTTTAGTAAAACATTTTTTAGCCGCGGCAATGTGTGCTTGATGTATTCCGTCAATGTCTTTTACACGTTTAGCCATAGGAAATTGGCTTCTCAAAATTTCCCAATTATTTTCTGCATTGGCTTCGCCATGACTTATAAAGACTATATCATACATCTTACTTTATCCTTTATTTGTTCAACAACTTGATCGTGTATGTCATACCCATCATGTGCCATATCTCTTGCACGACCAGTCATCTTTGTTTTTACTGTTTGTACCATATCCTTGTCATACTTTGTTTTAAAGTCTGCTTGGAACGTCCAATTATGTACAGGCACCCCAAGTGCGTTCCATATATTGTTTACACTATTTAAATGATACAAATTTTCATAATTCATTTGTCCTTGTTCGTGAGCCCAACGTTTATGATACCAATTTGAATCCATCATTTCATATTCTTCTTCAGTTCCGTCTGGAGTAAAATTAATATTTCTATCTTCTAATCGTATCTGCGAGCCATGAAAAAGTGTTTTCTCTATGTATGCAAAACTCTTTCTTGACGAGTGTGGCCATTGAATTAAGACGCATTTAGGAAGTACTATTTTGTTCTTCACGAATAAATGTGTGTTTAACGCAATAATATCAGGTCCTGTGCCTGCTTTGGCTAAGTTTATTACGTCTAAACCATACATTTGTGCAATTTTATTACACCATATTTCTTCTTCGTATAAACCTACTCCTTCAGTATAACTGCACCCGAACACTAAAATATAATCGTGATTAAGACCCGTTAATTCTTTTGTGCGATATCCAAGGCTATTAAAGTTATATTCTAACTTGTCAGCAGTATTATGATAGTGCCAACCTTCTTTGTTATGTTCTTTATAATTTTCTTTATCATCTCCACAATACCAATGCAGACTCTTACCAGCCTTACCGGGAAAATATAATAATGGATGATCTTTACTGTAATACATTATCTTGTGTTTCCGTATTGTAGTACAAGATACTTAGAATTCTTTTTCATTTTCCTCCAAGGATCAATAAACACAGTATCCTCAGCATAATCTAAGTATGGGGTTGGGTGAGCAAGTAAAACTATACCGCCAAGGTTTGCTTCATGGCTTGGCATTTCACTTGCAAGTGGATCAATAGCAATAGTTGTTTTTCCTGCTTCTCTTATATAATGATCTACAAGTAACGCATAACTACCATCAACATATGGTACTCCTGGTTTATATGAAATACCATTTAGAAAAATACCTCCGCCATATTTCTTTTGTGTTTCAATAACAAACATTGCAAGATTTTTTGCTTGTACTTCTCTTGCTGTCATAATACTGTCAAAGATATCATATTCTAAATTTAATTCTTTTGCCATGTAACGTAATGCAATATTATCTCTTGGGTGGCAACTGCCACCATCGCCCATACCTGCTGTCATGTACATTGGACTCATAATACGTTGCGTTGAATGTGCAAGTGCATCTGTTACTACGTCAACATTAATATTACCTTGACGTTGTGCAACATCTTGAATCATATTAACAAGACTTAATTTAGTTGAAATAAATGTATTGTAAAATACTTTAATACATTCGCACTCGTCATATGTTCCTATAACATAACGTGGATCATTTTCCATAATGCTTTGATAAAATTCTTTTAGTTGTTTTGCATCACCTGTTTCGCTACCATCGTCTGTGCCTATCATTACCATCTCTGGATTAATCATATCCCAACCTACAGTACCCATTGCAATTAAATAAGGATTATATACAAAACGTGTGTGCGTAACACGTGGTACAAATTCTCTACGTGTTGTACCTGGTAATACTGTACTAATAAGAACAAGCAGTTGATCTTTTGTCATAAACATATCTGCTTCTTCAAGAACCTCATTTACAATACTATAATCAAAGTCTTTAGGTTCAAGATGACTTGTTGGACGTCTGCCGTCATAGTCAGGGTGGTGTGGTGTTGGCACTGCAACAAATACGATATCTGCACCAGTTACTGCTTCACAGACTGATTCTTTTTGATCAATCAATTCACTATAAACATTTGTAATGTCATAGCCTTGAACTGTATGCCCTTTCTTAACTATTTCCTCTGCACAAGGTATGCCCAATTTACCTACCCCAATAAATCCAATTTTCATGATATCTCCTTGTAACCGCACTGGTGCAGACTTTGGAACCGGCTAAGGCTCCAATCTTCAGACCAATTGCATAAATCAATAGTTTCACTCACACTATTACTTATTAACTACGCACATAAATATGTGTATGTTTGAAACCGTCAAAGAGTTTGAAAGAAGCATTGCAGACTATTACAATGCACCATTTGCTGTAGCAACGGATAGTTGTACTCATTCTATCGAACTTTGCCTACGTTACTTGCAACCCGACCAAGTAAAGATACCTGCAAGAACATATATCAGTATTCCTTTTACACTAATGAAGTTAAACATCAAGTGGGAATTCCTTGATGCTTCTTGGAAAGAAGAATATGTATTAGGTGGCACAAGAATTATTGATGGTGCTGTTAGTTTCAAACGTGGTAGTTATTTGCCAGATACTTTTAAGTGTTTAAGTTTTCAATATAAAAAAATGTTAGGACTTGGACGAGGTGGTGCAATACTTTGTAGCACACAGAATGATTATGATATTTTAAAAGCAATGGCACATGATGGTAGGACTGACGACAAGCCATGGGGCGAACAAGACATTCAATACATAGGTTATCATTATTACATGACTCCTGAAACTGCGGCACAAGGTATTGACTTGTTAAAAACAGTAAA